AATGTTGTATTAGCGTTAGGTGTTAGCGTAAATACTTGTGCTGCGTCAAAATCTACTGCAACTGTTGCACCTGCACTTAACGCACTACTTGTTGTAAACTCTGCGTCTACTTTTTCAAAACTTACAGAATCATCTGCTAGTTTAGCTGTAGTTATATTAGCGTCTAAGATCTTACCAGTTGTTACGTTGTCGTCTAATATTTTAGCAGTTGTTATCGCATCATCTGCTATTACGTTTGTTGTTACTTTAGTTGTTGCCATATTTTTTATTTAATTAACTAGCTATTCTCCAAGCCATATATATATATTGTTGTCCATTACCATTAGAACTACCCCATTGTGGCAATTCAAAACCTGTTGATGTTATAGCAAATGTATTATAAGTTGCTTCTTGTGCAGTTGAATTTGCATATAAAACTTTATTATTTCCTCTCGCAGAATCAAACATCAACCAATCTTCTGCATTTGCTGTTGATTTAACCATTACAAGTCCAGGTTGAAACCCAACATTAATTGTATGACCTGCAGATCCTGTTCCAACATAAGATCCAAATTTACTATATCCGTCTATTTGTTGCCACGCCCAATACATAAAGCTATATCCATTATTATTTGTTCCAATGTGACTTAAACCTATTGTTGTAGCGTTTGGTGTCCCTACTTGTGTATTACTTGAATTTTTACTTACAGATCCGTTGGTGTCTAAATATCCGTGATAATGATCTGATCCGTCTTTTAAATAAGTTATCCAGTTATTAGACCAGTTAATTGATTTTCCAAGAATAAACGTTGGCGTTCCACTTAATCCGTGTCCTACAGTACCAGATCCACCAATACCACCATTATCTCCAGTATAATTAATTATTGAAAATCCTGCGTCTGTGTTTGCTTGTACTGTTGAATTAATATTTCCATCAGTATTTGTACTTGTTGTTCCCTCATTTGCTCTCCAACACCAAGCTACATAGTCATATCCATTTTGATTTACTGCACCGTCTGTACCTAATGTAAACCCATCTGTTCCTATAGAAGTAATCATATTAGTACCTGCACTTTCAGCAGTAGATGTAGAATTTGGGTGTAAAGTATAACCATTTGTTCTAGTTGAATCTATAAGGTTGTGTTGATGTGCCGCTGGATTGTTTCTATTTTTCAACCAAATTAAGTCAGGTTTAAAGCCAAGACCTGTAATTGATTGTGAAGATCCTGTACCTGTCCAAGTAACCACATTGAATGCGTTTTCTACTGGTGGTAACCCCCCTGCAAATAACCTTTTATTTAAACTCATATTTTACTACGTCTTGTTTTTTTGTTAAATTATTTATAGCAATTTCGTGATCATTTATATTGTTTATTATTATTGCTCTTTCATCTTCTATTTCTTGTGGTACATCAATACCTCTGTCTAATTTTCTTATATAATACCAATCTGTTTCTTTAAGTTTTAAATTAGCGTCATCTTTTAAATGTTTAATTTTACTTTCTTTTAATTCACTTAAAGTTTGAGTCCAAGTTTTTGCTTCAACTTTATAATAATATTTATTTCCTTCTAAATATAAGTCACCTAGTTTTTCTGTAACAGGATCATAGTTAGGATCTGCTATTTCGTAAAAACCTTCTTCTTCTAACACTTCTATAGGTGAACTTGCAAAGCCACCCATATAGTGTTTTTTACCATTCCAAGTTGATGGTAAAGTATTAAATATTTTTATTTCTCCGTTTATATTATTTGCTCTCATAATTATTATGGTGTTGGATCACTTGCGTAAGGTTGTACTGAATACATATAAATTGGATTAGCAGAATCATTAGTACATACTATTTGTATTAAATTATTCGTGCTTCCATCATAATCAGTAGATCCTACTTTATTAAATGTTGCGTTCGTCTGACTAAATGTTTGGGTATGATTACCTGATAAAATTAGATCAATTACTTGACCTTGTTTTGCATTACTAAATGTAAAATCTGCATTATTGTCTGATGTTGCTGTAAATGTAGTTCCTAAGCTAAAATCTAATGCAAATGTTGCTCCTGTACCTAATGCTACTAATGCTGTATATCTATTTTCTAGCTTGTCAAAAGTTACGTTATTATCTGCTATATGTATTGTGTCTATAGAACCATCTACATATTGATCAGAATCTACAGAATTTGCTGCCATCATAGAATTTGCAACTGTACCTGTATCACCAGTTCCCACTAAATCACCTGAAGCTGTTGGTAATACTAATACTGCACTACTTGCAGCACTATGAGGTGCAGCTTTTAATGTTTGATAATGAGCATTACTTGTTTCACAATAGAATCTCATTTCTGCTACATTTCCTGTACCTGTTCTAATTTGTATAGATCCGTCAGCTACTGTTACACCACCTGATGATCCATTACCACCCATTGTAAATGCGTTAGGAGTACTAGATGATAAACTCATAGTTATATCTCCTGTACTAGCTGATGCAGTTATACCATCACCTCCTGTAATCGTTTCTACGACATTACTAAGATTAACAGCTACTAAATGCTGTACTTCAATATTAGTTCCATTAGGAACGTTTGTATCGAATGTTAATGTAGTACCTGATACTGTATATGAACTATGTAATTGATAAACTCCATCAAAATATACAGATAATTCATTTTCACTACTTGCAGAATTACTTAATGTATATGCTGCAGTACTACCGTTTCCAGTATAAGTATCTATTGCTATTGTATTTGCTCCTGCTGTCGCTGCTATTGTTAATGTATCTGTACCTGCGTCAGTCGTTATTGAAACATTAGATCCTGCTGCAATATTTAAAGTATCATTTGTACTATCTGCTGCTATTGTTGATTGACCTGATACTGCTATATTACCAAAAGCATTATCTCCTGTAGCTGTATTAGAAATAGTAAAGTTAGGGTACGTACCACTTACACCTATACCTGTACCTGCTGTTAAAGCAACAGTTTGATCTGGACTATCATTTGTAATAGTAAAGTTTGGATAGGTTCCCGATGTAGATATTCCCGTACCACCTGTCAATGAAACCGTTTGGTCTGGTGATGAATTCGTTATAGTAATACCGCCATCTGCATTTGCAATACTTACGCCAGTTCCTGCTGTTAGTAAAGCGTTTTCAAAATAACTATTTGTTGCATCATATATTAGTATATTACCTGCCGCTGGACTTGTTAACGTAACATCAGTTAAAGTTGATAGTGTATGTTCAGTTGCCGTTGGTACTCCACTAGAATTACCTAACCAGAAATAATTTTGTTGTATATTAGGTATATCGTTACTTCTAATAATTGATGAAACAACTATTGAACCTGCACTTGAAGAATTTACTCTACCTACTTTACCTACATTTTGTATTAATGCTGTTCCTGTTGGCTTTGTGGTTGTTAAACCTCCTCCTGATTTTACATAAATCGTATCATTTTCTGATGGCGTTACTCCGTCTATTGGATCAGTAGTTAAGTTTTTAAGTACACCACCCGTTACTAAATATCCTTCGCCATTATTTGCTAAGTCTTGTAGTAATAAACCTGTTGCAGGCATAGTACTTGCCGAAGATGCATTAGCAGCTGAAACTTCTACTCTATTAGATGTGCCTACTGTTCCCGTAATATATACTGGTGTACCTTTTGTTAAAGTTCCCCCTGATGTGTTTTTACATTCAATTCTTACTTGATCTGTTCCCTCACTAGAAAGTGTTATTGTATCACCTGTTTCTGTAATTGTTATATTACTCCCCGCTGCAAGTGTTACATCATCAGTAGTAGCATCGCTACCTGTTAATCTTATTATTGCATCATCACCTGATGTTTCACTACTTAAAGTATAAGTTGTATCGGTATCTGAAGCTGCAGCAATAGTAAAGCTAGGATATGTACCCGTAATTGTTACGTTGCTTCCAGCAGTTAATGATACTGTCTGATCGGGTGCTGAGTTAGTTACTGTAAAATTAGGATAAGTTCCAGAAGTTGTTATTCCAGTTCCCGCAGTAAGTGATACTGTTTGATCTGGACTTGTATTAGCTAGTGTTAAAGTATTATTAACGTCATCATATGTGCTACTTATACCAGTTCCACCTACTACTAAATTAGAAACCCTATCATCTACACGTTCCGATGTAAAATAAAGATTAGTTCCTTCGGTTAAATTTGTTGTAGATTTAGTTCCAAATGCTGTGTCAAATCTAGTCGTTGTATAATAAAGGTTACTCGTACCTTCGCTAACTGAATCAGTATCAAAACTAATATTAGCACTACCATCGAATGAAACACCATTTATTGTTCTTGGTGTTGATAAGGTATCTGCAGTTGATGCGGCTATCCCTAAGCTATCTACATATGTTTTAGTAATGTGTGCTTGTACTTCACTTGAGCTTGGTCCTGTATAGGAAATGACTCCTGTTGAACTATTGTAAGATAAAGAACCGTCACCACCATTGTCAACCGCACTTATTAACGCTCTTACATTTGCATCCGAAGGTCCCGTGTAAGTAAACACACCTGTTGTATTATCATAGCTAAAACTTCCTAGTCCGCCCGTATCATTTGCAGATAAATCTGTTAAACTTATTCCCGCTCCACTATTAGCTATTGTAAAACTTGGATAAGTACCTGTTACAGTAATACCTGTACCCGCAGTTAAACTTACTGTTTGGTCAGGTTGTGTATTTGTAATTGTAAAACTAGGGTATGTACCACTAGTTGATATTCCCGATCCTGCACTTAACGATACGGTTTGGTCAGGCGCACTATTTGCTATTGTTAGTGTTCCTGCATTATCATCATATGTTTTTGTAATACCCGTACCTGCTTGTATCAAAGTATTCGCTTGATCGTCAACTTTTTCTGCAGTATAATATTCATTAGATCCTTCTGTAATATTATCAGTTGTTAAACTAATATTTGCTGTACCATCAAAACTAACGCCTGCTATTGTTCTTGCTGTTTCTAATGCTGTTGCCGTATCTGCATTTCCAGTTACATCTCCCGTTACATCTCCTGTAACATTTCCAGTTAAATTACCTGTAACATTACCCGTAACATTACCTGTTAAATTCCCAGTTACATTGCCAGTTAATGGTCCACTAAAAGCATTAGCGGTTATTGTACCTAAAGCAGTTAAATCACCGCCTGTATTCATACTTAAACCACTAGTGTTACCAGCACCATCTGTAATTGATTGCATTGCTGCAGCTAGTGTTCCGTTATCACCTACTTTTAACAGCGATGTATAAGTACTACTTATTGAATTTCCAGTTAATGTCGCCATTTTTCTTTAATTTATTATTTATATACTTTTTTAATTTTACTATATTTTTGTTTTTTATCTTATATCTTTTCATAGAACCCAACCATTAAATAAATTGTCTTTGTCTGGATATACATCTTCATTAGAGTTTTGATTATATTCTACAAATAAATTATTATTAAAACTTAAATAATCTATCATTCTTCTTATATAATACTCTGCAAACTCTCTTTCTTTATTTACTAAATAATCTACCTCTGATTTAGTTACACTTTCAGCGTTTTCGCTTATGTGTTTAAATACACCTGCGTTTTTTACTTGATATGCTGCAAATGGTAAATAATCCATCATTGCAAAATGTATTAATGCAGGTTGTATATAGTTGTTGACTAATGTTAGATAATTACCCGTTAGTGTATCATCTGTTATTTTTGTTTCTATTGCTTCATATAGTTTAGTACCTAAGAAATTTTGTATATGTATTTCTTGTGCTAATTTTATATAAGGCAATAACTTATCAACGTCTACATTACCATCTAGTATTGTATTCTTTTTTAAGTCCTGTACTTTTATAAATAATACTTGTGCCATTATTAAAATGCTTTACCTTTCGGTGTTGTAAAATCTTTTTTCTTTTTAAATCCTCTATTCTTCATATCTCTAGGTCTTTTAGCTACCTTTGTATCATTAGTCTCTGGTTTAAAACCTTGCTTTTTAGCTTCATTAACACTAATCTCTGATCTAGGGTTTTTAGCGTCAGGTGTAACAGTTTTAGCCATATACACTCTACGTTCCCAGTAATGTCTACAAGAACCTCCACCTTTATATAACCATATATCATATGTATTTGCACCATCTGGTCCCCAACCTGGATTTACAGATTTACTACTCATAGTCATTATATCTTCTTTACGATATACTTTTTTAGCAGCTACCATCTTATTGCAAAAATCTCTACTACTCCCATCAGCTTTTAACGGTGCGTATTGGTATCTTACTTTGTATTTAAAACCTTTTTTGTTTTCACCGTCTTTTTTACTTTTAGCGTTTGATCTAGCACTACCCGTTGATGCTAGTTCTAGTTTTTGATTTAATTCTTCATCATTA